TATGCAGTTGCCTTTGCAGCGTCAAGATAGAATCGGAATGGATGACCACTATTTGAACTGTCTGACACATCAAAACGATATGTTCTGCCAGGCGTAAGTGTAAGAAATGGTGATTGAACATTATCTAAAACATATCCTTGACCACTACCTGTTCCATAATATCTGTGTTGTCCAGAAACTTTACTTGCAACTTTAACTGTAATAGTTTTTGTTGATGCGTATGGAGCAATCAGATGACTATATCCTGAGAACTGTGCAGCAGTGATAATGCCTGTTGTATTAACACTATCATTTGCACCAATACCACTACCGCCGCCACCTTCGGCGTCTGCACCCACAAACTTTCCAGTTGATGATTGATATTTTAAGAACTTACCATCTACCTTTGCACTATCTTCATCAACATCATCTAGTTTTAAAAGATTAACTTCACCAGATCCTGGCCCATGTGCAAGAACTTTATATAAAATATCTCTTACTTGTTTAATTTCCGCCTTGAGATTATCTAAACTTGTCTCATCTGAATTTTCAATCTCTTCTTTTAAATTTGTCTCCTCAATAAATTTAATTGCCTGTGCAACAGTATCACTTATCTTTGGTGTTTTGATTGGTTCTGGTTTAATAATATCAACAACTTCAAATGATGGGTTATTATCAGCATCCTCTATCTCTAATGTTGACACATCAAAGTCTTCAGGCACACCTACAGTAACAGCTGGTTCTGTGATATCCTTAACTTCTTTCGGATTTTCAATTACATCAATTATTGAATCTAACTGTTCAATTAATTTTTCTTCTTTTTTCTTTTGTTTCTTTATATTTACTTTTGCTTCCTTAATACCAGTAACCACAGTCGAAGTTAAGACATCAAGATTGATGTCTGCTTCCTTGAGAAGATTATCAAACTCCTCTTTCTTCTCTTTCTTGGCCTTTCCGAGAAGACTAAAAAATTCTGTGAGTTCTGGAGATTTCATTTATCATCTTTATTTTGATTCTTAATTAATTTTGATAACTCCGCTGTTGAACCTACGAATAATGCGTTTGTTACATTTGTAGGGACTTTGTTTGGATCTTGTTCAAGATCCTTCATTTTTTGTTGTAAGTCAATAAGTTTGTCTGTTGTATCTGCAACTGCTTTAATTGTAGTTGCAGCAACTTCATATGCTCTTGCAGAGTCTGATTCCTGAGCTAATTCCAATATACCATTCACTGCTTCTTGACCCTTCTCAACTAATGAATATAGATTTGCACGACTGTATTCATAATCCTTTTCAGAATCATTCTTATCACTTTTTTCAAGTTGATTCTTCCGAGGTTCAATCTTATCGTCTTCAACGACCTCTGTATCAACGTTAAGTGCTTCCTCGATAGAATCAAAATTTTTCATAACTCTCCTAGATGTCTATACCTTGAGATGGACTAGATGTTTTACCATCTGCAAAGAACGATGTCATTTCATCAAATCCAAAGTCATCACCAAACTCAATGGATGCATTATCAACTGCACTAAGAACACCAATCTTAGCGTTATGCTCGTGTTTAGCAGCAATTGTATTATCGTGACCACGGAATACAGTTACATTCTGACCACTAATACTTCTAATAAGCATGATCTCAGTATCAATAATAATTCGATCATTCGCACTTAAGTCAGTGGTTGCACTCACCTTGAAGGTTGTAACCTTATCAGAGATTGCACCATCAACAACTGTCGCTGTGTCATCATCATAATTTTGTTTCGCAGTTGGTGTAGCGCTATATCGAATATTACGTTTTGCAGTTTTAAAGTTTTCACTAGCATAGTAATCAACATCAACTTTCTTGATAAGACCCTCTGGATTATCTGCAACAGGGCCAAAGAGGTAAGTTTTTGCAGTGAATGATAATGTATAAATTAATATTCTACGAGAATCAAATCCACCCTCGTATTGATCACTATAATTAATACTTTCTAAAACTATTGGAATATCTTTCTTCTCACCAATTGAACTAATTAAATTTACTGTGATATTGAATGATGGTTGAAAGTAAGGAATTATTTGTTCTAATATCTGTAGTGCATCATCACTCAACTTAGACATGATGCTAAGTTCAAATCCAACATTATATGGAACAGGCATATAAACTTTCTTTGCGTTTGTTCCATTTCGTGTAAGAAATGTTTGTGCAATTCCAGTCTTACGAGTCGGATCATATTGTATCCCTCCCATCTCAAAAGACAATCTAGGCAGAGTTATCGCAGTCTCTCTTTCCAACTCTGGTTGTTGTTGAATTCTCGCCAAAAATTTCTGCATTGGCCCGTAAGCCAATGGCACCTTCAAGGTGCTAAAAGTCGTCCCACTCGCATCCTTGTGTCGAATGTTAATATTATTAAAGAGAGTTCCGAAACCGATAACTGTCTTTCTTAATATTTCATGATAGAAGTAAGTCCCTAACATATCATTATTTTTTAACTATTTAGAATGTTCCGAAAGGATTACCTTCAGAGAAGTCTAAAATTGCATCTGCCTCACTCTCAAAGTTTGCATTATCATTGTATTGATTTGCAGCATATTCATCATTTGGATAATCATTTGGTTGATCGTAACTTACTGATAATATAACATACTCTGCACCAGATTCTAAACCTTTAATTTTTTCACCAACTCTAAATTCCATCTTAGATAGAATACTTACATCAAGAGTTCTAGAGGATGAATCCCAGACTTTAACTCTTGCAGTCTTTGAAGAATCTGATGATACTTGAACTACCTCATTAAATGTATAATCACCATTTCCAATTGTCGTTGCAGCACCAATTGTGATTGTTGGTGCAACGGTATATCCAGCACCAGCATTACTAATTCTAATTGATCTTATCGTTCCACCAACCATGACTGCCTCAGCAGTTGCATCAGTTCCTCCTGATGGTGCGGTAGTAATCGCAACATTTGGTGTTGTTGTATAACCAGATCCACCAGATGTAATTGTAACGATACCTACAGAACCTAGAGAAGTGATGCCAGCAGTCGCTATACCAGCGCCTGGCACGGTCACAGTGGGTATTCCGATATATCCACTGCCAGGATTGATTAAAAGAATTCTGTCAATAGATTTTGCAGTTCCGATACCAGATCTTGATGTCATAATAGCAACCGCAGTTGCATCTACGCCAGGTGATGTGCTAATTGAAACAGTTGGTGCAGCGACATATCCATAACCATCGTTCTGTAAGAATATTTGTTGAACCGCACCAAAGTTAAGAGTTGTATTTGCAGTTGCAAGACTACCAATTCCAGATAAAATTAATCTTGCAGAATAACCTTCTGTCTGAACAACCTCATCAATCACATTTACATTTGTATCAATGACCTCATCTTCATATTCAAATACTTCACAAGTGAGTTGATATGTATAGTTTTTTCTTAATTGATAATTTGGTTTTTCAAATTCAACGTATTTGATTTCAAATAATTTTTTTCCTAAAGGAGAGAATAATAAATCACCCTCTCTTGGACGATTAGATATATCATAATCATCCTCTTGTTGTTCCAAAAATGGTGCAACAGATTCTTCAAACCTTTCTCTAGAAATAACAAAGGTCGCTTCTGTTGTAACTCGAACACCAAATTTTGTAAGTATATCACCCTGTCCAGCATATCCGTCCACATTCATCAAGTAAGCTTCAAGAGGGAATGCTTGATCAAATCTAGACTCAACCACCTCTTTCATGATTGTTCTCGATGTCATCAATTTACGAGGAATATAATGACAGTCGAGCCCGTACATCCTTAATTGTTCATTAATTAAGTCTTGTACTAAACCTTGTTCTCCTTGAGAACCCTGTAGAAAAAAGGGATTTAACATTATCCAATCATATCAAGTGGTGGCATTTCATAATCACTTGCCATCTTAGATCTAATTTCTGCTAATTCTGCAACACCATCATCATAAATTTGACGACCATTTAATTGAATACCGCCAGGTAACTGAACTCCTTGAAACTTGATCAAGTTTTGTCCCCACTGTCTTTTACACAAAGCTGTAAAATATCTTTTTAAGAACTGATCATTATACACTTTTGTAAAATCATCTGGATCTAAGATTCGGAAACAATCAATAACAAAGTAATCGTCTTTGTTTATTTGTGCCCAATCAACGTCAATATAAAGACGATCTTGACGAATATTAAATCTATATCTTACATCTGGATTCAATAAGAAAGTAATGTCCTCAAGTTTAGTTTGAACCATCGCATATTGAAGAAGATCAATTGATCCAAATGCATATAAGTCATTTAAAAACAACTGATAACGAATGTTGAACAAACCATCATAAACAGTATCAGATCTAACTTTAAATATCTGATTAACTCCGATCACAGATGGAGGCATTTGTATGTAATTATTATTCTCTTCTATATTAAAAGTTGTTGATAATCCAACTGTTGATGTTGTAGTTGTTGTTGTAATTCCTAAAGTTGAATCTCCTCCTCTTGCTTGTCCCCTATCAATATCATCTTGTGTAATTTTATATTTCAAATACATCCTTGCGATACCATCATAATGTCTCTCTTGATATATTTGAATAGCATCGTCTAACAGATCTTGAAACTGTTCATCTGCAACGTTAATCTCTAAGACAGGAAATCCAAGCTGTCTTTTTGCGTAATCTATTAATCCTTCTCTGGAACTTGGTTGAGCCATTCTTCACCTCTAAGTTGAAATACCTGTTCTTACAAGCACGTTACCTTCTACTATTTTAAAGAAAGTAGAACCAGAACTTACATTGACATCATATAGATATCTACCTTCAGATAAACCTCTAGTAACGGTTGAACCCATTGAAAGAGTCACTCTTCCATTTGAGTCACCAAGAGTCACGCCGAAAGTATTTGCAGTTCCAATCGCAGACTTCTTCATATTGCTTCTTCCTGTATAGTTAGAAAAATCTATACTAGAACCAGCAGAAGTTTTTACTGTAAATGTAGTGTTAAAATCAGCACCAGAAAATATGGTAAGATTTACACCCATTGGAACGGCAACATCTGGATCAAATGTGATTACCTGTTGTGCCATTTTTCTAATTATTTAGTTTTTGAACAAGAGTAGATAAAAGACCTTTAATTTCTCCCAACTCACCCTTCACATTATTAAGATCCTCTTTCATTTGATCTAATTCATTATTTTTAGTTTCCATCGCTTTCTTACGTTTAAGATATGCTTTATAAGCATTTACATCTTTATTAATTATGGCTGATGTATTTGAATCTCTATAAAGTCCGTGAGATCCCTCAACTGGTATGTGATTCTCCATTATGCAAGTGCGATTCCTCTAAGTTCTTTAATCTTTGGTGGTTTTGCTTGATTTTTTCCAACCATAACAATTTTAATTTGGAATTTAGTAAATGATGGAATCTCTCTTGAGTTGAAAGTATATTCTTTAAATTCCTCTCCAATACTAGGAGGAACATTATGATCTGGTTCTCCAGTATTTCTTGATGGATCTATCACTTTTTCAAATTGATCAATATTTGAGAAGCCTGGGAAAGGTTCAAAGTCACGACTAAATGTGTCTTCATTAGCTCCCTCTTCCATTGTTTTGTAAAATGCTCTAATTTCAGATCCTTCTGTTCT